CAGTATAAACTTCTACTGAAGAACCATCAGCATGAGCCGAACGTGTTCCCGCTACATCTCTTGTAATACCTGTCAAATCATTTCCTGATAATCCTGTATACGAAATAAACTCAGCACCAACTTTAATAGTTCCTGAAGTTGGAAAGCCTATTGTAGATGCAAGTGTTATAGAACTTCCTGTTCCTCCAGTGCCGTTTGTGTCATCAAGCAGGGCTCCATTTAAGACACCTAAAATTCCTGACGCTCCTCCAAATGAGGATGTGCCCCAACCGTAACCTCCAGTTTGATTTAATGGGCCTACTTTAATATAAGGATTTATTGTTGCAGCACCACTTGCTGAAGTGGTTGCAGTAGCATTTGCAGCCATTGTAACTGTAAAAGTGTCATTAGTGGGTACAGTTATAACTTCAAATGTATTTGTTTCAAAATCTGCACTTACATAACCAGCACCAGAAGGAGGTGTTACAGAAGTAAATGTAAATAAATCACCAACAGATAGTCCATGAGCTATTTTATTTACAGTGACTGTTGCTGATGTATCTGTAGTATCAAAAGTACAACCAGTTATAGCGGAATCTAATGGAGTGATGTCAAAAAATGCTCCTGAATAATATATAAACAAAGCTTTATTTGATCCTAAAGCTGCGTATGATCTACCATCTAAATCAGCCCAAACTAATTGTTCTCTAACAGCACCAACTAACGTTTTATTAGTTATTTGTTCCCAACCACCTATTTTTTCAGGTAATCCATATCTAAACCTAACAAAATCACCGTCAGTCCATTGACCTTCAGCCCCTGTTGCGGTTACTTGTTTATTAAATCCAGGTCTTATTTGTACATTTGTTAATGGCATAAGGCATTATAGCATAATCAATATATCTTATAAAGGATGCAGTGAGTGGTGTGTGGTGGTTCACTGCATCCATCATAAAATACTACTTTTTAAACCAAGTGGGAAGACCTAAGTGAGGACGTTTGTCAAACATATTCTCTTTAGATCCTGGTGTTTTGGAATTGTTGTAGTGTAAGAATACTTGTACACATTCTTCACCTTTAAATTTTTCTCTCCAATGTTCCAACATACAGCCAGAGTAAACCAACATATCTCCTGGTTTTAAATCTACTCTAACACCCTTATTTCCAATAACTTTGTAAGGCTCAGTGTCTGGCGGTATATCTGTATTTGTAGGATCTAAATATATTGGCCAAGGATCACCACCTAAATTCATAGTAGTAGATATTTCACAACTAAATCTGTCTTTGTGTCTTTTTAGTTCATCACCTTTTTTATAGATTCTTGCGTAGGTGTATGCGGGATATAATTTTAACCCTGTTGTTTTTTCCATAATAGGCTGACATTTAAGCATTAAAGTTTCCATGGCTAAATCAGAATAACAAGAATAAGTATTTGGTATTTGGTCATTTTCTTTTTCGTAATAACCTAATAATGTTTCGTATGGTGATATATATCTCTCCTTCATACAAGTATCATAAACTTGTTTTTTCATATTTAAATAATTTGCAACAAACGTAGCTAAATCTTTTGAGATCGCTTGACGGATAACTGTGTATTTGTTTTTTTTAAATGACATCTTTAGCCATCTCTTTTGGCACCGCTTGAATATTCCAATGTATAAATCTAAATGGTTCTATACCATGATCGACTGCATATTCATGTTCTAAGTATCCAGGAAATATAATTAATGTTCCAGGCTTTGGTTTAAAGTGTATTAATTCGCTTCCATGAAATACACCATTACCAGGTTTCATTTTTAATTTTGTAGCACGTGCACCAGTTTTAGGTTCATGAAATATTGGAAAAGAAGTTTTATCAGAACATTTTAAAAAATAAAAACCTGATACATGTTGGTTCCAATGAATGTGAGCTGAATGATGACCTCCACCTTTTTTAGCAAACTCTTGTACCCATAGTTCACTGAATATAGTGGTGTACTGTTGCATATCAAAACCTTGCCAATCAAGAAATTCCCAAGACTTTTGTCCTATATAATTTCTAAAATCTAAAAAATTATTATCTCTTAACAAAGGGGTAGAATGAAAACTCTTCCCAAAATCACCATGTTTTTTAATATATTCTTTATCTCTTTTTTTAGCGTCTTTAATATATTGATTAGAAGCTTTATTAAGTGATTTAACAAATTCTGGTTTTTCTTCAGACCATATTGGGGTTTTAAAATAACTTTCAATTCTCATATTATTTAAATGGATATCCAAGGTTCCACATAACCAATGAATATCTTACTCCTTTCTTTACAGGTTTTACTCTATGCCATACAAATGAAGGGAATACGATGATAGAACCTTTAGGTAATATTTCTTTACATTGTACTTTGTGTATTGACTCATCTCTCATATGAGGATCGTAATTTCTAAAATCAAATTCTAATTCACCGCCTTCATATTCAGAACCATCTGTTAATTGACATGTCATAGACAATTTTCTTACTTTACCTTTTGTAGGCCCTTCTTCTTCATAAGGCTTATCCCAGCTGTCACAATGCCAATCGTAATATTGATTTAACTTATATTTTGTAAATTGGCAAGACTCTGACCAATCCCAATCATAATTCCAACCTGCATTTTTGTTAGCTTGATGTATATATGGATGCAATTCCCTATATATCCAAGTATCATTCATCCAAACTACGTTAGAATTTCTTTTTCTTTTTAAATCTTTAATTTCATCTTTATTTAATTTTTTATTTTTAAAACCCCCTACTTTAGCTAAAACCTCTGATTTAGATAAACCGTATTGGATTATGTCATCACATAATCTTGGTGGTACTGCAGACTTAAAATACCAATAGTAATTAGATATATTCATAAGTTATAGTTTGTATAATATTTAAAGAATTTTTTTGTTTATTATTAATATAATACATATTTGTTGATGGGAACATTATAAACATGTTGTCTTTTAATTCTATGTCCCAACTTCTACCTTTTCTTCTATTATCATCATAATATACTCTTATGAAGCAGTTATCTGTTTTTACACCATAAAGAAGAGTAAAATCGGGAGAGTTTTTTAAATCAATTGGATCAACATTTAATAAAGGAATTGTTTGTTGGTTAGGTTTGTATGCGTTACCCCAAGTGCCTTTATTTATTAATTTAAATCCATATTCAACAGTAAGATGTTCACGCAAATAAGTATTTAATATTCCTAAAGTTTTTGAAAATGAAGTTTCTGAATTTGTTAAAGTTGATTTTAAAATGTTGTCTGACAATTTTTCACGATCAATTTCGAAACCTTTTGGCATTAAAACATTTCCACTGTATAAAGCCTGTTCTGATAAAATTTGTTTTTTCATTTAATTACCCAATCAATTATTAAATGCACTCTATCAGATTTACTTTTATTTTCAACAGAATGCGTTTTTTGAGAGTTATTAATTTCCCACATCTCCCCTTTTTTTAAATTAATTTTTTCTCCTCCAACATCAAAAAATACTTTATTATTAGTAATAATTGGAATATGAATTCTTTTACACATATCTAATGAAAACCCTTTATCAATATGTTCTGGTATATTTTTTTTAGCTAATAAATTAACTAGTATTGCTCTTATAATATATCCTTCACCTAATTTTTTTGTAAAAAATTTTTTAAATTTGTTTAAATCTTTTTCATAGTCTTTAAAAGTTAAATGATAAGTTGGATTGTTATGTTTAAAATCTTCATCAAAAATAAGTGGTATTGTTTTGGTGTGTTGATGCACTTCATATGTTTTTTGTCTAAAAGTATAACGATCCCATTCAGTAATTTTTTTAACTTTATCTGCTATGGTCGACACATCTTTTTTACCAAGATAATTAAAATTCATAATTTAAAAATACTTTCTACTGATTCATTGCATCTTAATTCTAAATTTAATGCAATTCTTGGTTTTGTTTTTGAAACATCTGGTAAATGATCTAAAAAAGATGGAAAAATTAACATGTCATTATCTTTAGGTAACAAATGTTTTTTTTGATTTTGGTATTGAAAAGTTATTCCTTTTTTTTGAGTTTTTAAATATAAAACACAATTAATACTTGCAGTTAATTTATGATTGTGCCACTG